CTTTTTTTGTGGCTACTATTTATTGAGTAAGGAACTTTTTCGTGGCTATCAATAGAGCAGATTTAGAAGCAATTAAAGCAGCTATCATTGGCGCTATTAATAGTGCTGCTGGCGCTTCCGGAACGGGTGCTACCACTGGAGACGCCGAATCTATCGACAGATTAAATAAGTACCTCGCTGGCCTTAAGGAAACATCAGATGCCCTCGAACGCCAAGAGCAAGTGGCCAACGCAATGGCTGACTCTGAAAAAAAATTGGCTGAGCAAAGAAGAATAGGCATAGATCAAGCAAAAAATGAAATAGAAATAGCACAAATCACACTTCAAATTAATCAGAAAAATAATTTGTACACTGCCGCTCAAGAGGAAGCAGTAAAAAAGTTAATAGCAAAAAAACAAAAATATATTGAAGAGACTGAAAAAGCAATAAAAGCAGACGAAGAAAAAATAGCCTCAACCGAATCGCTCACTAACACAATGAAAGGACTCGTGCAAGTCTATGAAACACACAGTCTGGTAAATACACAAAATATTGTTAGTATGGTTAAGCAAGTAAGGCAACTTGGCTTTCAAAAAGCAGCGATAGGCGCCCTAAAGGGTGTCGCACTTGGTCTTATAGATACAATGATTAGCCTAGCATTCAAGACCGATGAAGCAGCAAAGTCCTTTATGGCTTCAACTGGCGCTTCCGAAGAAATGGCTAAGGCGATTAGCGGCGATATTCAATCAATGGCTTTCTATGGTGTGCAAGTAGATGAAGTCTATAAAGCACACACTGCACTTCGCGGCGAGATGTCCGAGTTTTCTCTTATGTCTCAACAAAACCAGCGCGACATTGCGAATACAGGCGCTTTGCTGGAGAAGCAGGGTGTTAGCCTATCTGATTACGCAAAAGCCACTCAACTTGGAGTAAAGGCGTTTGGATTGAGCGGTGCAGAAGCCGCAGCAGTTAGTAGAGACTTAAACTCCCTAGCAATGCAAATTGGAGTAACTCCACAACAGATGGCTCAAGATTTTGTTACCGCTGGAGATGAAGTGGCTGCATTTGGTGCTTCTGGTGTGGATGCCTTTAAAGATCTGGCTGTTGTCTCAAAGACAACCGGCTTGCAAATAGAAAAACTAATAGCAATTTCAGACGGTTTTGATACTTTTGAGGACGCCGCCACCTCCGCAGGTAGACTTAACGCTGCGCTAGGCGGTAACTTTGTTAATGCTATGGATCTTATGATGGCGAAAGAGCCAGCCAAGCGCTTTGAGATGATCCGTGATGCTGTGTTGAGAACAGGTAAGACATTTGACGATATGGATTACTTTGAAAAGAAATTCTATGTTAACGCTATCGAAGGTATTGAAAGTACCGCTGATCTCGCGCTTTTAATGTCTGGGAACTTTGATACACTAGCAGGAGCAACAGAGAAATCATCAGATGAGATTCTTGCTCTTCAAGAACGAACAAAATCAATTCAAAATATTCAAGAGCGCTTTAAGTCTCTACTTGCTAGCATGATACCGGTTGTTACGCCTCTTATTGATGTTTTCGAAGGCTTAGTAAAACAACTGGAAGGAAATGAAGAGGCGATACAACGGTTTGGTAAGGGTATTGTTAATGTTACAAAATTTGTTGTTTTTTTGATACCGCATTTAGATAAGATATTATATGGTTTTATCGCACTTACAGTTCTTAAGGGTGCCGGTGCTCTTGGTATGTGGGTAGCACAACTTGTTGTTCTCGGAAAAGGCGCACCAATTGCATCCACAGGCATGTCCAAACTAGTCGGACCAACGCTCGCATTTGGTGCGGCTATTGGTATGGCTGCTGCCGGAATTGGTTTTGCTGCAAATGGTTTAGCAAACTTGGCTGAAGCCTTTTCGTCATTGAGTGCGGAGCAGATCTCTGGACTTAATGAAGCAATTAACGCACTAATGCGCACGATGCTGATCTTCGGCGTCGCCCTTGTAGGACTCGCTGTTGCTGGTAAGGCTGCCTTTGCCCCAATGTTAGGTCTTGGTGCTGCTATATTATTGATTGGTGGTGGTATAGGCGTAGCAGCCGCTGGTATCGGATATATGGGAGAGGGTCTTGCATCGATGTTTAGCGCAATGAACGCCGAGAATACAGCACTCTTTACAGGTTTCGTTAGCACACTTGTGCTTGGTTCTGCTGGCTTTGCAGCAGCGGGTCTTGGTTTGGCTGCAATGGCTTCTGGAATATCTTCTGTTGCTAGCGCGCTGAATGAGATTAATACAGATACCATTAAAGAGTTATCAAAAATGGGTGGTGTAGATGTAGGAGTCACATCCGATGGAGTTGCTACTAATATTCAGACTATTATGGACGCCATCAACGGCGTCGATACATTGAAACTTGGAGCAGCAGCCGTAATGGTCACCGCTGCTGCCGCCAACAATAATGCAACAACAGCGCCAGCACCACAAATGGCGGCACAAAACCAAAAAGATACAAATATTGATGTTAAAGTATATATTGACGGCAAGCAAATGGCTAGCGAGGCGGTTGTGGCGGTCGATAACGAATTTAAAAGAAGAATACAAGGAAAGGGCACGACCGTCATAATCTGAGAAAGGAAAATATAGTAAATGTCTCAAGGAATATTTAAACAGCAAAATTACAAAAACATTACGCTAGGATCGCAATTGGATGACGGCCCTGACGCTGGTCATCTTAGTCCGGCAACCACCGATGGTCTTGCTAATCAGGCAGAGGCTGTGCTGTCGTTTTTTCATGTTCCATCCGAGACCGACGTATTTTTCAAAGCCTTTATCACAACATTTAGTGAAAACTATTCTTCAGACTGGACTCCTGATACTGTATTTGGTAGAACTGACCCAATTTATACTTTTAAGAACACAACAAGAAATATAACCTTGGGTTGGAAGATTCCTGCTGATACAATTGGCGAAGCATATGAGAACTTAGGAAGAGTTCAAAAACTCGCCCAGTTCCTTTATCCCAACTATGCTGATCTCGGCAGTAACATTAATACGCTCTCTCAAAGTCCGCTTGTAAGATTGAAGTTAATGAATTTGGTGTCGTCTGGAACATCATCCGAGTACCGCGACTATGGCTCCGCTGGTCTCTTATTTGATAAATACGTTTCGGCAAACAATCCCTCACAAGGCTTGCTTGGTGTGATTACAAGTGTGAACATTAATCACAATCTCGAAAATGCCGCCGCTGGCGTTATCCAAACAGCACCAAACACAATTTTACCAAAGTTGATTGAGGTTAGCATAGATTTTAAAGTTATTCACGAATCTGTTTTGGGATGGGGGCCGTTTGAAGACCTCGAAGCCGAAGAACAGTTTAGCTATTTCAAAGATAACTCGTTTCCTTACAATGCGCCTTTGGAAATAGAAAAATCTCAGTTTCCTATCGGAGGATACGATGCAAAAATTGCAGATCGTCAAGCCAAAGAACGAGGTCGAGAAGCCGCCGAGCAAGACAGAGCAAATGCAGTAGCCCGCGGATACAATGGAATGTTTGGGAAAAAAAGGTTTGAAAAAGATATTAAAAGAGCGGAACGGCTCAATAGAAAAAAGGATGCCGGCGAAACACTTTCAGACCGTCAGCAAAATAAACTTGATTATTTGGAAAGTGCTATCGAGGGATATGTCGCTGCCGAGGGTGATCTCTCCAGTTATATAGATTAAAGAGAACAAAACAATGTCCAGATACAATACACATAGAAAATTATTAAACAGCAGCGAGTACTATCAGCCCCTCAGAAAAAGCAGAAACAAAGAAAAGGGTCTTACTCACTACGAGACCCCTGTTTTGTATCATCCAAGCGTGGTAGATCGCGCTAATATCGCAACAACAACACACGTTTGGACTGCTGCGGATAGGTATTATAATCTGGCTGCTCGATATTATGGAGATCCAAAGTTATGGTGGATTATCGCGTGGTATAATGGACGCCCAACAGAAGGCGACATCTCTCCAGGTGACTTAATAACGATTCCTTTAAGTGCTCAGGAAATAATACAATTGCTAGGAGTTGGTTGATAGATGGCTGATATTTTTGAACAACTTGGTATTCCTGGCTTTGATAAAGAAAACTTCCCTGAGTCAGGAGCATACATTGAAGAAAACGGCTCCAAAGTAATTGAAAATATCGATAAAGCCACCGATTTATTTCTTGGTGCTAATGCGACGATGTCCTCGATAGGGGTGGGCAACAGTGAGAATTTTAATACCAGCATGGTGGCCGGTGGAGTTTCTGAAAGTGTTTCTCCGATAATTAGTAAAGGAGCCAGTGACGAAGGCGTTGCAATTAACGACGAAACTGTTAGAGTAATAACTGAAGTTTTGGAGCCTTTAAAACAGGAAAATCCCGATGCTGCTGCGATATATAATGATATTATAAAGCAACTAGAAGAAGCCAATGGCGCTGCACAGAAGGCTATTCTTGAATATCATACAATACAAGCAAAAATACAAGAGGAGGCAGACAAGAAAGTAGGGACCCAAGAAAACATAGGATTAGTAACCCGTGTCGCTTCCGCCGCCGCAGGTGCGATCTTTGGACCAGCCTTCGGTGGATTAGTTAGGGCTGGTTTAGCAGGAGTAAGAGCCACGGCAGATGCCCGCGCTCGCCGGTCAGCAGAAGCAGCAGAACAAGCAGCCGCAGCCATCGCAGCAGCCCTTGCCCCAAACGAAAATTATCTAAATCTTTCATTTAGAGAACAGTGCTATATCCAAAAGAATGTATACAGTTTAATAGAAATAAGAAACTCTTCCACTTTTCCCAAAAGAACCATACTTCCATATGTTGGAGACAATAAAAAGAACTGCTCCATAATGTGCGGCGGAGATCCTTATGCGTTTATGAATCGTTTAACGCAGCCAACGTCAGTTTCGGGCATGTTTGATATTCCGGGTTATATATTATCAAGTTTGCAGCCAACAGTCAGGCTTTACAAAGTGATAATGGATGAAGAAGGAAAAACACAAGACGAAATAGAAATAACATTTCCCGGCACCACCACACAAGACGAAATTAAAAAAGCATTTATGAACAAAAACGCTCGTGGCTACGGTATTGGTTTAAAGAGTTTTGAGTGGACGCTTGAAGGTAGCGATCCATTTGCGGCAAAGAGAATGATATCAGCAAGGTTATCTATACATGCGACAACCTTCTCTGAAATTTTAAAAGATCGACGTACCCCTGGAGGGACTTTCAAATATGCCGACTTGGCGTTGAGGACAGGTACAACAAAAGATAAAAAAGAAAACGATCCGGCTGAGTGTTTTACAGATTCTGCTGATGTTTCTTATGATGGCTCTTATGATGTTAATTTTAGACTTAAAGCAGTCGTTGGCTATGCAATTCCCGATAATCTGAATATATCAAGAAAACTTTCGGAAACCGAAAGAACAAAATATCAAAAAGCAGTTTCAGCGTGTTATTCTTCATATGATTTGATTCCGACCATTCATGAGTTTAGTTTTGAAGACGATGGTAGAGTGCTTTTAAACATAGACTATCAGGCATACATCCAAGATTATTTTGACGCATCATATTTCGATATATTCTCCGACGATAATAAAATCACTAGAGATATTTTTAAAAACAAAATTGAGAAAAAGATAAAGTCGGCACGTAGAAAAGAGGCAAATCAAAAACCATCCGAAGAGCAAGAAGATGCAAACGCAATTAGAAAACTAAAAACTGATAATATGAAGATTTTGCTTACAAAACTCTTCAAAGCAGATAAAGTTTATTACTACAATATTCCTTACGAGGAACTAAACACAGCAATGTCCAATGCTTATATGCCTCCCTTTTATAATTCAGAAAATGTTATTTTAAATGAAGAGTCGGTTAGAAACGAATTAGCAGCACTACAAAATAAATTAGGAACAGAAACAAGACCCGAAGCACAACAAGATATAAAAAGAAAAATAGATGATATTGAAAAACAACTAGACCAAGACTCAGACATCTCATCTACAGCCAACAAGGCAATCAGTTCGGCAACACACAGACAAGTCACAATGTTCTTTTTATATGATTTAATAGATATAATATTGGAAGGTATAGATTCTTCTTTTCCGGCGTATGAGCAGGTATTAAACAAACTTGGGGAAGAATATAAAAAAGAATCAGATGAAAGAATAATAAAGTTAGAAAAAGAAAACTTAAAAAGAGCAATTGAGAACTTTAAAAAATTGAGAGTCTTGCTTGGTCCAATAGAAATTAGAAATCCTGCTAACAACAACGAATACACACACGTTTCTATAGGCGAGATTCCGATATCTGTAAAATACTTTTCCGAGTGGATGGCTGATAAGATGCTCACCAAAGATAGAAGAAGTTATAACTTGGCTAGTTTTATAGACGCATTCATTAAAAATTACGTCTCGGTCTTTTTAAACGACAAAACATGCGGCGGCGTAAAAACAACACAACCAGTCCAGTTCCACAGCACAACAGTGGTATCATACGGAGATCCTAAATCTGATAATGACGAAATATCTGAACTTATCAAAAAGCAAAATGAAAACGCACCAGCAGACAAAGTCATTGATATGTGGTGTTCTTCGGCTAGGAGCAATGTGCGAGATCCAGACTCTACGCACGATTCCATTTTAAACGTTCAGGGAGATCGTGCCTTCGCACTTTCCGGAAACGGTGGGCATGCAAAACAAAAAAATTGGATGGTTTATTATGCTGGTAGAAGTTCGCCAACTAACACCATGACTGCCGATAGAGGCGATGATCAAGTGGCTGGTATTAACCACTATGTTCTTGGGCAATCATCAGGAATTGTAAAAAACATCAAATTAGAGAAAACATCCACACCAATGTTGAAAGAAATGAGATATGAACAAGAAGGGTATGATGGACTAATGCAGTTGAGAGAGATTTATAATGCTAACATCGATATGTTCTTGTATCCAAGTGTTTATCCAGGCACGATCATATTTGTCGATCCTAGAGGCTTTGCACCAGATCTGGGCACTGGAGAATACGAAACCAAGCACGACGACTATGATAAAAATCAATCGATTGATAGGTTTGAGATTACTCGTTATGGTGTAGGCGGCTATTACATGGTAACCAAAGCGTCTCATAGAATAGCCGAAGGCGAAAGAACAACACAACTACAGTGCATTTGGCTAAATGGTATTATGAAGTCTCCACGTCCGCCGGATGGCGAAAAGCTAGAAGATCAAACAAGTCAGTCCTCAATGCGAAAATGTGGCGCCACTGAGCAAACTAACTCTGTGTGCAAATTAGTGCTAGAAGCGCGCGCTCAAATAGATCAGGTCGGACAACAGCAAACATAAGGAATTAAATAATGTCTACTTTTTATAAAAGAAGCAATAACGAAAGCACCATAGAACTTTTTGATAAAAGATTGATTTATGAAAGTGATATGGTCAGTGCCGAGTACACTAATTTAATAAACTTTTTGTTTGCCGAAAAATACCTCTATGGTCGCGTCAGTCGAAACTATACGCCGATTGAAATAAATTTAAATGCAACCTCGCTTAAGAATCTAGCAGTTACAAACAAAGCAGATGCGAATGGCTTCCAAGCAATGGATTTTGTTGCAGATGCATTTAACGATTTAAATGCACAATTTAGAAACAAAGTTATGTCGGGACAGATTTCAGCAAATGACCAGTATTTGACTACTTTGGAAGCCAATAAAGCATACGAAAGCCCAAGAAAACAGTACAGTGATTATTTTAGAAGTATCAAAAATTTTATAATTGATATTTTCACGGATCGAGAACTCAATTTTAAAAATTTTCAAGAATTTATAACTCATTTTGAGGCAATATTAGAAGATGTGATGAATATCGGACCTATTTCATACCCAGCCTTCATAAAAAGCCGCCGATGCACGATGGAAGCCACAGGTTTGGTAATAAATATTGCATCTTTGGACTATAGTAACGATGAGCAAAAGATTGAAAAATTCAAAAACAGCCCAAACTGGGAGTTTTACCTAAATGCTTGTAGGAGTTATGGTTTTTTGGTGGACGCCAACAATCCCTGGCGCCTTGTAGCCGATCTTGGGTCACCGGAGATGATTCAATACGCTAGAAGATATGGTAGATTAAGTACTGATGTTGTTTTGGCGTTTAATTATATGCCGGCGCACATTACATTTTATGAAAATTTTGCTAATTTATTTCTTGCAATGTATAATGAAATAAAAAACGAATATGTGGAAAAAGAATACTGCCAAAATGGAAACGTAATATCAAGAATCGTAACTCCTGTAAATTACACCATGGAAACGCTTATGGAAACTTTCAGCAAAGCAGACTTTTTGAAATTATATATGAAGATTAGGCTTATGGAAGAAAAAGAAGTCAATCTCAACGAAATGCAAAAAGAAAATCTGCAAAGGGACTGTAGCCAGATGTTCAATAACGCCCCCGAAAGCAAAGTGATCGCCGTTTTTGAAAAACTGATAGCCGAGACGTACAATAACAGCGGTTCCTTGACAGACTTGATCTATCGTGTTAAAGTATCAGAACAAGAGAGGGTAAATGTACTTTCAAACACTTGATGACAAAACAGAATGTGTCGGAGTATATAAAGACGGAAGGCTATACTTCCAAGATATCCCAGACGGGCTTGATCGCACTTGGCGCCCCGGCGGCTTTATTTCTGACGACAACATCGACTACGCTTGGCTTATTTGCAACGGCCAGTCGCTCGGAGAAGTATGCCCAGAACATCTGCAAAAGGAATATGAAGGCTCCAGACGCAAGATGTCGGCATTTTACAAGTCATTTCAGATCGCCAAGATCGACTTCAACGAGCACTGCATTTTTGACCTTATTCCGCAAGACTCGCTGATCCAGTTTTGCGAGATCAAAAACAAGATCACTCAACACGTGTTTGAAACATACGAAAAGCCAGAAAACTATGAGTTTATGTGCGATATAGCAAAACTCACACAAAAACTTAGGCACCAGAAGCTGAATATTGATATATCTAACAGCAAGTCGCTGTTTACGCGGACAATGAACAGAAACGAGTTGCAGAGAATTTTAAGTGTCGGCAGTTACATAGACTACAACATCTACGGCACAGTCACGGGACGCTTGACGACCAACAAGGACTCTTTCCCAATATTGACGATGAAGAAAGACCTCCGAAAGATCGTCCATCCCCACAACGACTGGTTTTTGTCCTTAGACTACAACGGAGCAGAAGTTAGAACGCTGTTGGCTTTGTCTGGTGAAACCCAGCCACAACTTGATGTTCATGACTGGAACTGTCATCATCTATTTGAAGCAGGAACCAGCAGAGAAGAAGCAAAAACAAGGTTCTTCGCTTGGCTTTATGATCCGATCTCCATTGATATCAAGACGGGTGTGTATGATAAGGATGGCGTCCTTAAAAAGTATTATGATGGAGAAGCCGTCAAGACGCCCCTCGGTAGGGAGATAAAAGTAGAGCAGAGAAAAGCACTAAATTATTTAATTCAAAGCACGACATCTGATATAGTCTTGGAAAGAGCAGTAACAATAGATAAACTTCTTAGTGGTAAGAAGAGTTTCATATCTCATATCGTTCATGACGAGTTGGTCATCGACTTATCAGACGAAGACAGAGAAATGATACCAGAGATCAAGGAAGTATTTGCTCAAAACAAACTCGACAAGTTTATGGTTAATTTAAAGGCTGGAAAGAACTACTACGAGTTAGAGGATCTGAACGTATGATTTCAATAGTTGGGATCGGTAACGCTGGGTCTGCTATTGCTAGTAGGTTTGACTCTCTGCCTCAATACGATACGTATAAGTTGGGCAGCAGCCTAGAAGGCACAGAAAAGAACGAATACAAGCTAGAGACTTACGGAACACCAGAAGAATACGAAAACAACGTCCCGAACTTAAAAACTTTTTTCAAGAAAATAAAAGATCGGGTTCAAGTCTTTGTCGTAGGTTCATCTATGAGTTCTATCTACTCTCTCGGCATCCTTGAACAAATAAAAGATAAGGAGTTGGATGTATTTTACATCAAGCCTGATATTGAGTTGTTAACGGGTGTTCCAAGGCTTGTAGAAAACGCCACATACGGCATTCTGCAAGAATACGCACGTTCCGGCTTGTTTCGCTCTCTCACTATAATTTCAAACGAAATGATCGAGAGAGTCCTTGAAAACATAAACCTTAAAAACTACTATGATATGCTAAACGAGACGATCTTCTCAAGCGTGCATTATCTCAACTACTTTGAGCACACAGAGCCTCATGTCGGCAATGTTTCAAGACCACAGGAAATCAACAAGATACGATCTGTTTCAATTTTGAGTATGAAGAAACTTGAAGAAAAATGGCTTTTTGACCTTGACGCGGAGAGAGAATTATGTTATTATATGTGTATAAATGAAGAAAGATTAGAAAAGGAAAAAGGATTGCATAAGAAGTTGGTAGACATTTTGAAAACTAAGCCTCGGAATGCTTACCGCAAGATTTCGTATGCAATCTACGAGACACACTTACCAGACTTTGGGTTCTGCGTTGCCCATACTAACGCAATACAAAATCAACAAAATACTCTTGACAGGCTAGAACAAGAGTGATACATTAGATGCTGTGGAACGCACTGCATACTTTAAACAATAGGAGAAAAAAGTAATGTCAATCAATATGGAACTAATGAGAAAGAAACTTGCCACACTTCGTGGTGAGGGAGCCGACAAGGGCGATTCGGTGTGGTTTAAGCCCGATGAGGGAGACACCGACATCCGCATTGTACCGACTTCAGATGGAGATCCGCTTAAGGAGATGTTCTTCCACTATAACGTGGGCGAGCACAAGGGCGGCATTCTTTGTCCCAAGCGCAACTTTGGCGAGAACTGCCCAATTTGCGAGTTTGCCTCTTCGGTCTGGAAGGACGCGACGGAGAACAACGACGACGCTAGCAAGCAACTTGCGAAGTCTCTGTTTGTCCGAGCACGTTACTTCTCACCAGTACTCGTTCGTGGACGAGAGGAAGAGGGAGTAAAGATTTATGGATACGGCAAGAAGGCTTACGAGTTGCTTCTTGGATATATCCTCGACCCCGAATATGGGGACATCACAGATGCCAGTGAGGGTACTGACATCACGCTGACTTACACTAAGCCCACCACACCGGGCGCATACCCTCAAACTAACATGAAGATGAGGCGAAACACGTCCCCATTGCTCGAAGATACGGAAGCGATCCCTGCCCTCCTCGATCGTATGCCTGACTTCGGATCTCTCTTTGAGCGCCACACTCCACAAGAGATCGACAGTATTCTCGATGAGCAACTTTCAGGCACCCAAAGTGCCGAATCCCGTTCTCGCGAAACTGTAGCATATGGAAATGCCACTAGTGACGTAGATAAAGCCTTCGACGAACTGATGAACGGAAAGTAAGCCATTTAGTTTGAGATACCGATAGCAGAGCGGGTTAATACTCTGCTTAATTTTACTAATCAAAAAGGAGTAATACTATGGATTGGTTGAAATCACAATGGTCTTCATGGAAGGTCAGGGTAACATTTGTCGGAGGCGCTCTCGTCATTGCGACCGCATACGGCACCTGTGAAGTTGATCCAGCAGCAGTATCTACGGATACCACCGAGACTGCTACAGAAGCAACAACCACGACCACCACCGAATCTGTGGAGGTTTCTGCTACCACTACAACGGAGACAGAAACCACTAGTGCTGAGGGAGAGACCACCGGCACAACAGAGAGTGAGACAACTACAGAGTAGTAAAAGCCGCTGGCAGACCGGTGTAAAGTCTGCCGCATTTTTTAGGGCATAATGAAAACACCACTGCGACATATGAAGCCTTTATTTATGTGGGCCGGGGGCAAGACCCGGCTTATTAAAAAATACACAGAACAAAACACACTACCAGATGAGTTCGAACAATATGTAGAGCCGTTCTTAGGTGCTGGTGCTATGTTTATATGGGCTTATGAAAAGAACCCAAATGCATCATTTGTTCTCAATGACTCAAACGAAAGCATTATGGCCATATACGCCGCCATCAAGAAGGATGTAAATAAATTTACAGAACACTTAGACGGACTATCGGAGGCATACCTTCCTTTAAACAAAGAAAACAGGAAGTCTTTTTATTATGAACTCCGAAGACAGCACGCTTATGATTATGAAGGTTGGAGCAAAACACAAGAAGCCGCAACATTGTATTTCCTAATGAAAACAGGCTTTAACGGCATCTGGCAAATTAACCAAAACACCAACAACAGGTTTGGTACACCTTGCGGGCTATTAAACCAAAAAGATAGTGTATACGACAAAGACAATGTTTTGGAGTGGTCAAAAGCCCTCAAAAGATGCAAGTTAATGACGGGAGATTTCAGAGACACCATGAGCGCCATTAAAGATAACGCATATGTGTTCTTAGATCCCCCATACCGAGGCTCCTTCACTCAGTATGGTGTTGATTTTGATGATCATTTACAAGAAGCCGTAATTACGTTCTTAAATGATTTGACAGCCAAGGGAGCATACGTTATGATGTCTAATAGAGATGTGGGAGATAACTTCTTTGAGTCTCGTTGCGGCAACAACAAGATCGTCTATTTCGACGTTACTTACACGGCAGGTCGCAGGAAGAAGAACGCCGATGGAAGCCATAGCGCCAAAAAGGCTAGGGAAATTCTAATGATAGGAGAAAAGAATGGCTGCGAAAGCAAAAACAGACACTAAGCCCGGACGAGTGGCTATGCAAGATTTAATGAAACTTGTTAATAAAAAGGCAGGTAGAAATGTCGCACACGATCTAACAGGCG